TTATCTGGCTTTCTTTTTCGAAGGATTCAACAAAAAAATTACTTTTAACCCTATTTTCATTGCTAATTAATTTACTTACACCAAAATCAATAAATGAAAAGCAACTATTAAGAAGCTCGTTATAAGATTTTTCTTTTATTTCAAATGCTTCGCTATTGTTCTCAAATAAAACTGTTGTATCTCCATCCAGATCGGTTGCGAAATTTTCTTCAACTTCATATCCAAAGGATTTAATAATCTGATTGAATATATTATGAAAGGAAACTTTAGCATCAAATACGTCTAAATCATGCTTTATTTTATTTAATTCCTCATCCATTTCATCCCATCCCATAAGATAACCTGGAGTTGTTTGCAAAGTATCTGCAAGCGGTTCTAATATTGTTAGTGGCAAGTTTTCTATTTCATCATTTTCATATCTGTATATAGTAGCTCTATTCTTTCCTAGTTTATCAGCCAGTGTATCGACAGAAATTTTTAATTCTTTTCGCCTCTTTTTAATCCTTTCACCAATAGTCATATTCAACCTCCGTGTATTGTATATCATTTTTTGCATATAATAACATAAAAGTCGCGAATGTGCAACATTTATTTGAGAGTATTAAATAATAAATTGCATAAACGCGAAAACATATTGACAAAAGCAGTAAGGAAAATTATTATAATATTAAGTCGCGCGAAATGCGAATTATGATAGGATGAGATAAGATAGTAAGACAAAATTTGGAAGCTAAATAAATTTGAGATAATTTGTTCTGTTGAAAAGAATGCTGATTTTAACATTTAGCGGCTGGGTATATTATATCATAAAATATGGATCTGAAAATGAAGGAATTAGGATACACAAGTCTATTCTAGCTAACTACTGATAATAACAAAGAAAGTAAATAGTGTTTGTAAAATAATATGTCGTATAAATGAGAATTATATTGGAGATTAAATGCAACCAGTTCACAAAAGGAGGATAAGCTATGAAGTGGAAAAAGTATTTTCTGAATATTGTCTTAGTGCTAATGATCGTGTCAGCTGTTCTTACTGCAATGTTATATGATCGAAACAAACATTCTACAGTTACAGTATTTATTGTTATGGGAGCACTATATTTGATTATTGCCATAGCTGGGAGTTTAATACTAATAAAAAAGCGCTCACTTACTACCAAGCGGGAAAGAGAATAAACTATGAGAGTTAATAGCATGGTACTGTAGGTTTGTATAGCTGTTATAAAGGTAGGACAACCAATAAGTTTCAAGGGGAATTGGGTTATTGTAATGTGATGATAAAGGAAATGACTGATAGAGGTTATGCGATGAGTACGACAATGAGTTAATGGATAGGAGAGGATAGATTGGCAGATAATGAAACCAAAAAAGAATATCTAAAAAGTTATAAAAAGAATTATGATAAATTAAAAGCTCTTGAAGAGCAGTTGAGTTCTATACGGGAAGCTAAACAGTCGGCGAAGACTCAAACTTTATATGGTATGCCCAAGGGAACTAAGCAGACTGATATATCAGATTACATGGTTAGGCTGGATGATCTAATCAGTAAGATAAATAACCATAAAAACGTGTGTATGCAACTTCTTGTTGACATTGAGGAAAGTATAATAAAAATGGAGCACGGGATTGAGTGCCAGATATTACATAAGAAATACATTGAGTTTAAAGATTGGGAGCAGATATGTACAGAGATAGGATATTGCTGGAAGCAAACTCATCGATATCATAATAAAGCAATTGACAATTTTTTAATGACATAGAATGACACACGGATATATGTTATTATGGCATTGTAAAAGGATAGTTGTAATAAATGAGTATAATCTTTTTCATATCTCCAACAGTGCGGGGTGTTAAAGTCCAGTGGCTGATAAGAGGAGAGGCATCGTACACGGTGATCGTGTACGGTGCCTTTTATCGTTATAACATTCCTTTTATGAAATAACTACTGAGATACAGTGGTTGTAATTTGAAATTAATATCCATGCAAAAGGGTATCAACAACATGAAAGGTGGTGATTTGGTTGAGTTTAGAAATAAAAAATGGACATAGAATCCGGGAGCCCTCTGATAAAAATACTAATTACCGTTCACAAATAAAAAAGATTTATGTGAATGGATTTCATGAGGGAAACGAGAATGTAGCAGAATCAAGAGGGATTGAGAAAGACCGAAGAGTAATAAAAAGGATTTCCGGAGAAATTGGAGGGACACATTGGTTAAACAAAAGGGGATATTAGCTGCAGTTAATCAAGTATTAACTGCAGCTTATGAAAATTATACAATCTATATTCAAGGATGCCCTATAGATTTTGACCGTCCATCTTTTAAAATCGAACTTGTGCAGATTAGCCAAGCCGAAGTGAGTAGGTCGATAATCAAAAAAACGATCAATTACACAATTACATGCTTTGCAACTACGGAGGATTATTTTCAATCGAACCCGGAAGAATTAATCGATCTGTTGGACACAATACTGCAGAAGTTTCAGGTTGGGCATATAACTGTAGAAGATAGAGCATTAAAAATTTTGAGTAGTACTGGAAAGTTTGATTCTGACAGGGCTTATATAGATTTACAATTTGAATATTATGAGGAAAGAGTCGATGAAGAGGAGCAAATGCCCCTTGTTACATCGATTTCTACAAGAATAAAGGAGGAATAGATTTGAAACTACCGAATATTAACATAGCATTTTCCACGCAGGCTGCTAGCGCTATTGCAAGATCAGAAAAAGGTATTGTTGCATTGATATTGAAGGATGCCAACACAAACGGTGGGCATATACTCACCAGCACAACACAGATACCAAGTGATCTTGGTGCTGAAAACCAAGCTTACATTGAAAGGGCATTTATGGGTTATGTAAATCCGCCCAAGAAGGTTATTGTTTATATACTGAAAGACGACGCAGCAAACCTGACTGAGGCACTGAATTATTTCTCTACCCAAGCTTTTGATTATCTTGCAGGACCACGTGACATTTCCGCAGCCGAGTGCACAGCTGTTGTAGCATGGATAAAGGAACAACGAGCATTAGGCTTTATACCCAAGGCAGTATTGCCAAATACCGCAGCAGACAGCGAGGCAATTATTAATTTTACAAGTAGTGGTATCACAAATGGCACTAATACCTACACCGCTGCGGAGTACTGCTCTAGAATCGCAGGATTAATCGCAGGTACTCCAATGACCATATCATGCACCTATGCGGCTCTTCCTGAGGTAACTAATGTAGATAGGCTGACTAAGAGTGAGATGGATGATGCAATTGACGATGGAAAATTCATCATTTTCTTTGATGGAGAAAAGGTGAAAGTTGGTCGTGGCATCAGTTCACTCCAGACAATTACTGCTGATAAGGGCGAAGCCTTTAAGAAGATCAACATTGTTGAGGCAATTGATATGATCCGAAAGGACATTAAAGAAACTGCAGAGGATAATTACATCGGCAAATACTCAAACAGCTATGATAATAAATGCTTGTTGATATCTGCTATTAGCGGTTATTTTAACGGCTTAGAGGATGATGGTATCCTTGAAAGAGGAACCTCTGTAGTGGGGATTGATATTGAAGCGCAGGAAACATATTTACAAAGCATCGGAAAGGATACTACAGCTTTGACTGAGCAGGAAATTAAAACTGCAGCTACAGCAGATAAGGTATTCCTTCAGAGCACAATTAATATTCTTGATGCAGTTGAGGATATTAGCCTCAATATTACAATTTAAGGAGGACGATTATGACAGGTAAAAGAATAATGAATGGAACATGGGGAGAAGTTTGGATGGACAATGAAAAGGTTGGAGAATGCACTGGGTGCCAGGCCAAAATGTCCATGACGAAAGAGGATGTTAATATCTGTGGGAGGATGGCTGTTGATAAAAAGGTAACAGGCATCTCTTATACAGGCTCACTTACACTTAATAAGGTAAATAGTAGAATGGTACTTGCCATTGGAACTAAAATAAAGGAAGGTATCGATCCAAGATTTAAAATTATATCAAAATTAGATGATCCAGATGCATATGGCGCCGAGAGAATGGTGCTAAAAAATGTATCCTTTGATGATATTACATTAGCGGACTGGAAAGCTGCTACAATGGGAAGTGTAGAAGCTCCGTTTACGTTTACGGACTATTACGCCTTAGAAACAGTGAGGGCTTAATATGAATACACTTGATATATTATTGAAAGCAGATATTCCAAATATGCCGGAACAAGAAGTAAAATTGAAAAGGCTCTCTTCAATTTGCGGCGCTCCTGTTATTTTTAAATTAAAGGCACTGCCTTATAGTAGAGCGGCAGAGCTGAGCAAGAATCAGAGCGAAGAATTAAATGTACATATTGTACTGGCTGGTACGGTTGAACCAAATCTCAAGGATGCAGAATTATTGTCAAAATATAATGCAGTCACACCGGCGGAGCTTGTAAAGAAAATGCTTTTGCCAGGGGAGATTGAGGATATATCCAGAACAATTGAGAAGTTAAGTGGATATCGGACAATCACCATTGAAGAACTTAAAAAAAAATAAATACAGAAGATGATATGACATTGATGTATTATCTTTTGGTAGAACATCATATTTTGCCCGGACACTATTATAATCTCTCGGAAGGGGAAAAAATGGTGATACGGGCAATTTTCATTGAAGATATGAACAGACGTAGAAATGTGTAAGGGAGGGGGGTTGGTATGGCACAAGAGACTAGCATAGCTAGTACAAAAGATAAGTTTTCTAAATCAATTGATACAATGCGAAAAGATGTTAAGGCATTAGATCAAGATCTGGATAGATTGCAGACAAAGTTAAAAGAGCTAAGTAAAACTAGGGTCACTCTAAAAATTGATACTGATAAAGCTAGTGATGAAATTAAGAAAGTAGAAAGAGGGCTTACTAAGGCAAATGAGGCTTCAAATAAACTGAGCCGTAATTTGGCAAATACAAATTACGATAAAGACCTCAGTAAAATATCGAAAGCTTCTGGAAATTATCAAAAGGTAGCAAAGGAATTAGACAGCACTTTAGGCCTTTTAAGTAAAGCTGGGAAACAGACTGGTAGTGCTGAAAAAGAAGATGGATCCAATGTGTTAGGTGATATAGCAGCTTCTGCAGCTATTGATTTGATTGACAGCATGAGTAATGCTGCAACGACATGGATAGGCAGTGCTTATGGGGAAGAAGCTGGTATATTAACGGGTAGTGTACTTTCCTCTGCACTCGCGGGAGCTGCTATGGGGACTATTATCCCAGGTGTAGGAAACGCTGTAGGAGCAGCGGTAGGCGCTATTGGCGGAGCTGTTGTTGGATATATCCAGGGACAAAATGCTATATTTGAAAATAAGGATGATGCATTCAAAAGTTATTATCAAGATTCCTATAATAAAGCATTGGAAGCACAGAGCCAGTCTCTTACAAATGGATCAGGCATAG